AGCCTCCAACGGGTACTGCACACCCTCCAGGCCGAGATAAAATTTACGCAAATCTTCTTCCAATGGTACTTGGGACAATGCATCCTTCCACTCCTTAGAGTCTCGCAAGACATTTCCATAAGAAGATACAAGCCATGAGATAAATTCACGAAGGTAACCACGCACTTGAACATCCGCCCAACCGACGGAGCAATGCTGCTGCTCGTATGAGCGTATATGCGGGGTCACCTGGCAAGCGTGAATAGAGTAAGCTAGTCAGCAACTTTTCACGGTTATAAATGGGTATCGCAATACCATCAATAAACACCGTGAATGCTGACAAAAAATCAAGCTCCTCCACAGGACGTGGGTCCAAACAATCGGTAGTAGTGATCACTCCAATTTTGGCCCATTCTTCAATGACAGATCGTGCATTGAAGAAGCACAATGCTTCGTCAGAGACTGTCCAGGTGTTATCATCACCACAAAGAGCCAGCGCCAAAGAGGCGTCAAAGGCTTCATAAGAGCGCATTGCGCTAGGACAACTCATCTGCCATGCGTACGCTAACAACATGTACAGAATTAACGTATTATCCACGATGGTGTTCACTGAACCAGACGGGTTTCCTCCCTGTTTCTGAACAAACACACCATCGGATGTGATAATGACCGTATTTATAAGGTTGCGGTAATAAACCTGCAACCGCGCCAAATTATCAGGCGTCCGGTCCTCCTCTCGAAGCATCGACCAACGAAACTCCGCCACGGCCCACATCAAATAGGCTCGAAGTGACGAATCGTATTGTGACTCATCTAGGGCGAAACCGTTGTCAAATTTCTTCAACTTACGGTATAACTCGTCCCAGCCGCCCTTCCAAGGCGAAAAGCCCACAACACTCGCGGTCTTGAGATGTGAAGCATAGAACTTCTCATTCATATCTTCAAACAACCTATTTCCATGAATGGTCATCTCAATGGGTCCAGCCGTAAAAGTTCGCAAAGAATTTGCGTCTATCTTTTCGGCTAATCGGATCTCCTCCTTCAAGGAGTTTCCGAAGATCGCAACATAGTCATTACACTTTAGGCGATCCCAATCGTCCTCCATGTACTGGGAAAACTCTTTCCAATCATCGTACATGGCACGCTTGTTTGCGTATTTACGTGTCCAC